TTAGTTGACCTGAGAGAGGGCTTTTAAGGTCCGTTTGTCTTCCTGCCGCTGGTCTTCTTTAATCATATGAGCATAGACATTACGAGTGATGGAACTGTTCTTATGGCCTAACCGTTTGGAAATGTATTCCATCTTCACGCCACAGTAGAGCAAGTAACTAGCGTGGGTGTGCCGCAACCCGTGAAAGCTAATCCGTTTAATCCCCAATGAGTCGGAGTATTTTTTGAGCAGGTTATCACATGCTCCTGGAGAGGGAATACGACCACGCTTGTTCATGAAAACTAAATGATCTGGGTTGTCCAATTTAGCTGCCATCTGTAAAGCGTGTAGCGTCTTAAGATGATTTAAAAGATCGTCAGTTACGGTTATTGTCCGAATACTCGATTCAGTTTTGGTTTTCTTGAATTTTTGACCATAAACATAATCCCATGACTTATTAACGCGGATAGTCTTATTTTGCCAATCGATGTCAGTCCAAGTGAGCGCAGAAACTTCGGCTACTCGCACACCAGTTAGTAGGCCGGTGTAGATCATTGATTTTCCAGTAGAAATTAGCTTGATATTTTTATTGACCTCAGCGGCTAGTGTTTGCATGTCTTTCGCGTCAAGATATTTTAGTTGTGCTGATTTACCAGAGTGACCACCTAATTCAACATGTAAGCAGAAATCGGTCTTTATTAAATTATCAGCTACGGCATCGATAATTGCAGCATGAATGTGACCATGCAATTTTTCAACGGATGACTTGCTATGATATGGTTGATCATCTGTCAGTTGTCGCTGTGCACGTTGCTTGGCATTACCGTACACAAATTCATTGATAAATTGTTGATAACGTAACCTTGTCATTGACAATAGTTGAACGTTGGGTAGTAACTCAGTAATTTGACGAAGAGTATATCGATATTCTTGTTCTGTAATTCGGGCAACTTTGCCAAATTTATAGGTTTCTAACCATTTCTCGTAGTAATCTGTAAAGATTGTTGTTGTATCAGCCTTCCCTATGGATTGGTCAAACTTAGCTTGCTCCAATTTAGTGGCCCACTGTTCAGCTTCTCTTTTACGAGAAAAGCCACTCTTATTTTTAAAGTGCCGTTTGCCAAATTCATCATAGTAACTAACGCGAACAGCCCATTTGCCATTTTTCTTATTAATACTTGCCATTTATATTTCCTCCTTAAATTTCACCTAGGCGGGTAGAATTTTAAGGACTTGCAGGCATCACCTCCTTAGTTGTGATAATATTATGTATGTAAAAAGAGCGGAGCAATCCACTGGTTTTTATTGGTAGCACATCCATCTTCTTGGCGGGAGGGGATGTGCTTTTTTGCTCCTTACAGGTCGTTATTAGCGAATGTATCTCTTAAAAGAACTAATGCCAACAAAGCAATCCACATTAAAGGAGAATGAAAATGATAGTAGAAAACAGCAAATATAATTCCAATAACTCCTACGATCATTATCAGCCACGAGACTAGGCTTGAAGTGTAATGTTTCTGATCAAGTGAAGGATTACTTTTAATAGCTGGTTTATATAGAGTAAAATGGGCTATTAATGAAAATATAAAGATAACTGGCAATATCCATAGTGAATCTGCAAATATTGATTTTGGATATGTTTCCTCCAATGCCAGCACTATGAAAAATGGGTAAAAGTCAATATTATTCACAAGAGCATATTTCCAATTGAAATTCATCGATCTAACCATCTCCAATAATTGTTAAGTTTTATATTCAAAAATTTAAACGCGAGCGGCAGGAGTCGGACCTGCATAGTACTCCAAGAAAGAATGGGCTTCAAGACTTGGAACATTGTTCTACCGTTGAACTACGCTCGCATGTTAACAGAAGTTTCAATAGATGTTGTAAAAAGTTGTGTACATACCAAACAATCCCACGATGATGGCAACTATTAATTTGAGGGTTATTATAAACATGTTGTAGGGGTTGTTATGATTTGTTTGCAGAAGTGTATCCACAACTAAGTAAAGAGATAGTACTATCAATCCCCAATCTAATAGTTTTGTGATATCAATATTCATAGGTGCCTCCATAATTATTTGCTATTAACGTACAATGGGAGCGGCAGGAGTCGAACCTGCATAGTAGGTGTTAAGAGCAGGGGAACTCTATTTGGAGTGGACACGTTCTACCGTTGAACTACGCTCGCATGTTGCCCGATAGGCTGGTAGTGGGCAGGGTGCTATTTTCGCTTGTGATTCCAGTAAACTAACATGACGACTAGCGCTATGAAGCAAATGATGCCAATTGCAATGGTAAAGTCGAACACGTGTGTGCTGTACGTTCCTACATACAATTCCATAGCTTTTACCCCGATTAAAATATATTTATACTAGTTCTACTTAGCATGTTTATACCCGGCTAAGCCGATAAAATATAATATCGCGATTGGCACCCAAATCACCATAACAATTGCTTGTGAAGGAATCCAGGTTGCCATGATAAATAGCACGGCCAATATTGGTAAAAAGATGTGTCCTAGTGTTCCTAATATCTTCCATAGTGCTAGAAAGATGACGATCATTATTAGTAGTCTCATTACAATAATTCCTCCAAATTCCCCAGCTTTTAGCGACATCCGTATCTGGTCAACGCGAGCGGCAGGAGTCGAACCTGCGTGATGCTTGTTGAAAGCAGGAAACCTTGTATGACTTTTGTTGTTCTACCGTTGAACTACGCTCGCATGTTGCCCGCTAGGCTGGTAACGGGCTAAAAACATTTTACATATTTAACGTGATATCGAAGGTCTTATCAGAATTGTTATCATCCATATTATCGGTGTCATAATGGGCATCAAACTTAAACCTTATACTTTTTAGTGACGAAGTGGAATCTAAGCTCTTAACAGGAATGGTTACATTTCCAGATTTTGTAGCACCTTTGGCGATGTCACCGTCCCACGATTCTAAAGAATCTGCTTCATGTTGTTCACCGTTACTATAAATTGCCGTCCCTTGTGTTGGATAGATGGATATGTCTCTAGTAGGCGAAATTACAAAGTGAATACGAACAAATCCAGAAGCTTGGAAAGTACCATCATTTGCTGATTTATATTTATACGAATGGGCTAATTTGTAGACCGTTACTTTATCAACTTTAACAGTGGCTGCGTTCCATGATGTATCTGAATAATTAATTTTATACGTCTTTTCATTTGCTACATTGTATGAATCATAGTCAACGCTGATAGTTTTTGAAGCTGTTGCGGCAGGCTTAGTTTCGGATGTCGTAGTTTTGTGAGCAGTTGCTTTTGAACTGGTGGTCGTAGTTTTGGAAGAAGAATCATCTGATCCGCCGGTAAACGCAGCAATTCCAAAAATTACTAGAATTACAACTATAACCCAGATCCACCATTTCTTGTACCATGGTTTCACTGCTACATAAGTATTCCCGTTTTCATCTTGAATTTTTTTAGCCATTTCAGTCCCTACTTTCTAATAAGTGCAATAATCCCAGTAATAATAAACATGATTCCGCCAGCAATACCGAAATCTCCACAAAGTAATAGTAGGATAATGCCGACAACGATTATTGCCCAGCTAAATAAAGTATGCTTTTTGTTTAGAAAGAAGACAAAAGAAAAAGCGAGAACTGATAACAGGATTCCTAGAACTAGTTTTCCTGTATAAATACCACCGCCGCCGAAAGCATCGACAAACGCAGCCGCTCCAAAACCAGATGCTAGCGAGATGACGGAAACAATCATACTAACTACAGATAAAACTATTTCTATAGTCCTTTTTCTGACCTCATTATTTGATGGACTTACCATCTTATAGGTTTGACCGTCTGCTCCCTTTATTTTTTTTGACACAACACAATACCCCCTAAAAATTTCAGCTTTTACCGACATCCGCATCTGGTCTATAAGTTATCCAAACATAATATTGAAACTCCGTATAGATTGCCTATCAGCATATCCTTCAGCACGTAATACTTCCACTAATCTTGCGTTTGTTAAGTTACCGCTATCATTTTCATAGTGCGAAGCCTCATGCAATGCTGTTTTAAGCCAATCAATGTCATCTTGAAGAGTATTGATATAGACGTCAGTGCCGACGATACAGCCATGATAGTGTGGATTGTTGACTTCGATACCCCAAAATTTAAGTTGTGGATACATATCTTCAATCTTTTCCAAGTCTGTCATACCGGTCACCTACAGTCTACGACGAAATTTCATTGCTTCCTTGACCATATTTATTATGGCCTGACGTTCCTCATCTGATATATCCGGGTCAATAGAGTAGGCAATTAATTTTTGATTCTTTGTCAGATTATCAGATGACACAGAAGGTTCCGGGTCATTTGTGTTTCCAAGAAGATAGTCAGTTGATACTCCTAGAACACTTGCAACTTTTTGAAGATTCTCAGTGCTTGGATTTTGAGTTTTCCACTTATAAATAGCGTTTTTGCCTAATCCAGCACGATCATTAAGTTGCAGCAAGCTAATTTTATTCTTCTTAGCTATTTTTTGTACTCGTTCAAACACAGTCATATCGGCATTCTCCTAAAAATAGAGAATTAATTTAGATAATTGTCTTGACTTATTAAGACAATTATCTTATATTTAATTCATCAAGTAATTAAGCAGCAAGAAACAATAGCTTCAAAACGTAGCTTTGGCGAGAAACGGATGATGAAGTAAAGTTTATTGGCTTATTTCGTATGCATTTATTATAGACGATTGTCTAGATGAATGTCAATAACTTGATGAATAAATTATGTAAAGGAGGAGTAAAAATGCCAGAACAAACAATCGAAGATGTCGCATTGGAAATTGAAATTAAATACAAAACTGCATTGAGCCGCCACAAAATTTCTCAAAAAGAAATGGCTGAAATGCTTACCACTAAGTCCGAAAAGGTCACACCGCCACAAGTTAACCGTGCAATCAAAGGTGGTAACGAACCCAAGTCAAGACGGATTCGGTCACAAATGGCCAAAATTTTAGGAATTCAATGAAGGGAATGATCCACATGAATGATTTAGTAATTATGAAGAACCAGCAAGCCGTCACCAGTAGTTTACAAGTGGCTGAAACGTTTGAGAAAGAGCATCGTAATGTATTAGCAACAATTGGGGGTCTGCTTAAAAATAAGCATACCCAACACATGTTCGCAAAGGAGACATATATTAACGAACAGAACAGTCAATCTTACCCAATCTATTATATGAACCGTGATGGTTTTACTTTGTTAGCAATGGGATTCACTGGTACTAAAGCACTTAAATTTAAGCTCAAATACATTGAAGCATTCAACTCTATGGAAGAACAAGTGAAATTGCCAACATCCCCACGAGAGATTGCCAGATTGGCACTCCAAGCCAATGAAGAAACTAATCAGCGCCTGGATAGCGTGGAGGGCGATGTGAAAGACCTCAAGGAGAACCAAGTTATTCCTAATCCTGAATATAGTGCGCTTAACCGGCGTGTTAACCAGCGCGTGTCGGAAGTTGCACATAGCTATGGACATATCACACAGAAACAACGAGGCGAGCTGTTCAAGGATATCGGCAGTGGAATCAAGAAGATTGCTAACGTGAGTGCTCGGTCAATGCTACGCAAGAAGGACTACCAGATGGTAATGGACTTCATCAACGATTGGGAGCCGTCTACAGCAACTAAGACAATCATTCGACAGACGTCACTTCGATTCGACAAGGAGCCAGCATAGGAGGCAAAACGATGGAATTTGAAAATGTACGTGAAACACTGAAATTCTTGCTTGAGTATAACGATGCAACATTGAACCCTAACCTTAAATCTCGGGTTAACGGTGGTGAGTGGTCGCCAAGCACAGTTAACGAAGTTCAAATGGCAAACTATGACGCTTTAGCACAAGCAGCGGACATGCTTGGTATGAGCGACCTTTACTTAAATGAACAGCCAGCATAGGAGGTGAGTTAGATGGAACAATTAAATGTAACAATTGAAAGTTTGGATGAATTAAAAAAGCTGCTTGACGAGGCATCAGACCAGGTCAAACAACTTCAAAATACGATGTCCAAAATTACTGAATATCAAATGAAGTTCCATTAGATAAGCCATTTAGAACATAAAATTCAATAGCTTCATCTCGCATTTCAGTAAAACTTGAAAACTGTGAATTTTTGTTAATGATTTCGTCAACTACAGGTTTATCAAAATCATCAAAGGATTTAACGTTATCTGCCGGGATAGCGCTTAGCAAATCATCTGTTGTCTTGAAGCTTGTATATTTGTTCAAGAAATCATTGGTAAATAAATTCTCAAAGGAAACTTTATGATCGCCATCAAGTTCTTTGGCATTGTTGCTCATGCGATCAAAATCGGACATCAGTTTATCCAAACCATCCATATTTATCACCTCGATTAATTGGGATAACAAAATTATACACCGAAAGGAGTGACCAAGATGGACAGTTTGGTAAGTGCTTTGTCGAAGCTTTTCACGCAAGCATATGAGCAGGGAGTTGCGGACGGGCGTAGTCAGCAAGCTGTTGATCATAAAATGATTGGACGTAAAGATTTCTACTCTGAGTTTGGTATCAAAGTAGATTCATTCGACAAGCATTATCGTGACAAAGAAGGGTTCCCAAAGCCAGAAGAAGACGGGAAATGGTATGCACCAGCAGTCGAAAAATGGTTATTGAATCATCAAAATTTAAGTGATTAAAACCTAGGCGGGTAGATGATGATTCAATTCATAAGGAGGAATTGCCATGGTAGAAGTAGCGGTATTAACTTGGGCGTTGACATCCGTGTGGTACAAACGCCGGGAGATTAGAAACTGGTTTGGAATTTAAGAAAGAAATTACAATGGTCAAGACACCAAATAAACAGGTGCATATCTTATGGGAAATTAAAAAAGCCTCCATATTATTGCAAGTAACATGAAGGCCAAAAAGCAAGAATAGAGACTAGTGCTTTTTGAGCCACAGTCGAACGTTCTCTGTGAGGCCGTGCCAAGCAGCTTCACCGCTTAATTTAGCCACGAATAACTTATCGTTTCTATTAACGATCTTAACCAAGTGGTTACGTATGTCTTTCGCAGAAAGGTCAGAAGTTACACACCAACATGATTTTGTGAGATTAGCCCAGCCCCCAAGGGACTTAATAGCATTTGTTAATTCCTCGTAGTGTTCGTTGGAACCATCTAAGTCATGGCTAATTAAATAAGTCATACAATTCACCTCGATTAGTAGGAATAACCTAATTGTAACTCTATAAGGAGCTATACACCATGAACAATATTTTAATTGTGTACTCCTTAGCCATTTTTGGTATTCAGGCTGATACAAATGTATGGAAAAGTAGTACTAAATAAGTTAGCTAGTATGTTTGGAATTTAAGGAGGAAAAGTAATGGTAAGAGACACAGATGCATTTGTTGGACTTGGCAATAAATTAGTCGCCAATGCTGACAAGGCACAAACAAATGATTTACTAAGTGAAATGAATGTTGCTAGTTTGTCAGGCCATCACTCAATCATCTGGAACAAGTCTGAAATTAGTGTCGGCGTTATCAACACACTATCAGAAGAAGATATTTCAGTTAGCAAGTGTCCTGGTGGCGGCTATTTCATTGATTGGCAAGAAGCATTAGAAATGGAGGAATGATCATGAAAGTTCATGTAGGCGATCGGGTGAGTTTCAAGGCTGAGTATAGTTGCGGCCAATTAATACGAGAAGCCGGCGTTGGCAAAGTAGTGGATATTAAAAAAATTCCTTTCACATTGCGCACTCAAAAAGATGTAGCTGTAATTGAACAAAATGGACAACAATTCGAGATTATTACCAATGGTATTCAAGTGCTCAAGTAGGAGGAATAATCATGCCAAAAGTATCAGTTTTATCAGTTAACAACTGGAAACGAGCGCAAAAAAAGCCATCGCTAGTATTGGCTAACGATGGACTAATGGAAAAAATGTTCAGCACCAACATCTACTCTATTCCAAAGCAGTCTCGTTTGCAAGTGCTAAGAAAGCGAGGACGGTAGTTATGGATAATCCATTACCTTACAAAGAACAACAGGATTGTATTTTTCATGGTATTACACGGATTGCATCAATTGATCCACAAGAATTAACTCCAGAATTACAGCAAATTGAAAATAATATGGCGATGGCATTTTGCTTGAACCTGTGGATGTTTAATAGGGGGCTGAAATAAATGGTGGACTTACTATCTGAATGCCAATCATTTGAAATGAAACTTAACCGTGTAGAAAAAAAGTTATCTGCGGCCACAAGCGCTGCTGACTTTGCCTACAAGGCGGTACAGGCACGTCAAAAAATTGTTTCGTTTGACGACCTAGACGATGAGGAAAAGATTGCACTGTTTAACGAATATGACTGGTTGTTATTAGAACTAGAAGGTTACTTAGGTGGATTGGAACAGCAATTTGAAGATGCGGATGAAGGCTTGTCTGGCGGAAAATTTTTGCTGGAGGCTTTAAAAGATAATTCGGTGATATAAATTAGGCAGAGGTGATCGCGTGGAACTGCTACCGACTAAGTTAATTGAAAAAGATGGTGAGTGGTATCAGGTTCAGAAGCTCACCCATAAGCCTAACCTTGACCATGTTGAGACGGTAAGCGGTTCTGCTGACGAATACTACACGTACTCGGAATTAGCTGACACACGTAAAGCTAGGCCACAACAGCGACGCTTGTTCTTCGCGTTGCTTAGTGACATCTATACGTGGTCAGGCATGCCGACTGACTTCTTGAAAAACTTGTTTTATTTGCAGTATGAGACATACACGTTTGGCAAGCAGATTAGCCTGTCAGACACCACAGAATCGTCTGTGAGCGATGCTAACCAATTACTCGACCTAGTCATCGACTTCATGTTTGAGTGGCACGTACCGTTCAAGGAAGGCTATAAGCTATTGCCGCGTGAGCAAGAATATTATCTGTTTCAATGTTGCCGCCACCGAGTTTGCATGATCTGCGGTAATCGTGCTGATATCCATCATGTAGACGTTATCGGAGCCGGCTTGAACAGAACACACGTTGACCACACCAAACGGCACGTTATGGCATTGTGCCGAGTCCATCACAGCGAGATTGAGCAAATCGGCTCCGTGGCATTTAGTGCAAAATACCACGTCCCGGTAGATGGCATAAAACTAGATAAAGAAACGTTAAAACGAATTGGCTTGAAAGGTAAATACAGCAGTGACTAATACACCGGGATGAGGTGAGAATCTTGAAAGAAGTTTGGAAGAAAATAAGAGGACACACAGGTTACGAAGTATCAAATTTAGGGAGAATCAAATCTAATGGGAGAAAAATCATTCAATCAAATGGCCATCCGATGACCTTGCCATCCAAAATATTAAAGCTCAATGTGTCAGATCGTGGATATTTGTATGTAGTCTTGGCAGAAAACAAGAAGCATACCACTAAAAGGGTTCACCGATTGGTTGCAGAAGCGTTTATTCAAAATCCATACAACAAGCCACAAGTGCATCACATAAACCATGTTAAAAGTGATAATCGTGCAGATAATTTGATGTGGGTAACTTCCAAAGAAAATGTGTCGTTTGAGCAAGACAGAACCTTTTATATCAGAGATAGTCATGGCAGATTTTTAAATGTTCACGTGAGAGGAGAGGATAAAATGGTGTTTGTATTATCGGATAATAATGCCGTAATCGCCGTATACTCAAACAAAGAGAACGCACGTACCGCCAGAAAAAAGCTTAAAGGCCAAGAAATAAAGATTACAGCTGTACCGTTTTGTCACAGCGCTAAGTTGAATTGAGGTGATATAGATGAGAAGCCTACTTATTGATGAACCACCACTACAAGTGTTGCCATCGTTGGCGATTAGCTTAGACAGTGCTGACAAGGCATTGATTCTTCAACAGATTCATTATTGGCTGAATAGGTCTAATAACGTAAGAGACGGATTCAGGTGGATTTATAATAGCGCCGCAAAATGGCATGAGCAGTTTCCGTGGTTGTCAGAAAAAACCATTCAGCGTTATTTAAAAGACCTTGAAAAGCGCGGATTATTAATCACTGGTAATTATAACAAGGCAAAATTCGACCGTACAAAGTGGTACAGAATCGATTATGACACATTAGACAATTTGGGGCCAGCATTGGGACTGACAGTACCAACGATAGGGACTGAGCGTCCCAATGGAATGGGACTGTCAGTCCCCACCAATACCAATAGATTACCAGAGACTACTACAGAGACTACAAATAATAAACGTCCCAACTCAAAAACCGAGTATGGACCCGATGATCCACCCTACAAAGTAGCAGTCCATTTGTTGACCAGAATTAAACAACGGCAACCTGACTTCAAAGACCCCAACTTACAGAAATGGGCTAATGATATTAGATTAGCTCATGAACGTGATCATCGTGATTACGAAAAATTAGATTGGCTGGTAGATTGGTCACAGGATAATTCATTCTGGCAAGCAAATATTTTATCGGCAGGGAAGCTACGCAAGCAGTATGACACGCTCATGGGTCAGGCTGAACGGGATCGCCCGACTAATGTTGCGCCACAAACACGAGAGGACTGGTTTGGCTAATGGAAAATGTAACGAAGTTATTCAATCAAGCCACGATTCAGAAAGTAGTAGCGGCTAGAGGAATTGATACAACTAAGTTGCCAACCAAAGAAGAATTGGACCATCAAACGATTGACCGTGCCAATGCTGGTGTGGTTGCTAACCGGAAACGGTATTACTATCGCATGTCAGTCTGGTCTGGAGGCGTGCCACTACGATTTAGCTTTAATGATTGGCAGGTTGATAAACAGCCTAATCAAGCTAAAGCTAGAGAGCTTGGCAATCAGGCATTTAAGTTAGCTAGGCGATTAGAGACTAACCAGTTCAACGTAGCGCTTGCAGGTGGCCCTGGCGTTGGCAAAACATCATTAGCGCTAGCAATTATGTATCAGCTAATGAGCGTAGGGCAGACAGCAATGTTTGTCTCAACAGCTGAGTTGCTACGGCTGGTTAATGAAAAGTATGAAGCACCGGATGTACGTCAACGTTTACTATACATTCTAAAAGACATGCAAAACGTTGATGTTCTAGTTTTAGACGATTTTGGTACTGAAGGCGGTAAGCCAACTGAAAAGGGGTTCTACAAGCCAGTACACAAAGATTTGCAGACACTGATGTATCAAGTGGCGAATGCGCGTTGCGATTTTGATCATAACGAAGTCAAACATATAACCATCATTACGACTAACAACACACGTAAGCAATTAGAAAGTATGTACGACGGCAAAACAATTGATCGCTTATATACCAAGGATACTAGCTGTCAATTGCTGTTTGACAACATGGAAGGAGTTAGAAGTGTATGAGTTGTGAATTATGTCATGGTAGTAAAGTTGTTCAGCAACCACTTGGAAGTTATGGCTTCACGTTTGGACCATGCCCGAATTGTACGAATGAGATACATGATCATTACGAGCAGGAGCTTGAAAGGAAGTTAGCCTATGGCAAGCAAAAATTGGCTTAAAGAGCTGGAAGTCATTCATAAGCTAGAAGCGAGATATGGCAGCATGGCTAACGTGCCGCCAAGCAAACTAGCTAACTTGCATAAGATGCCTGGAATTAAGGCCGTATCAAGCGATTACACGGAGATTACGCGTACCCAGTATAATGCCATTAAATTAGTCATGAAAGGCAAGCAGGGTAAAACTAGGACGTCTCGGGAGCTAAAACGGAGTAACAGTTGGCTTGATAGGCGTATTCGTGCGATTGACGAAAACAAATACTACATTACGGAGGACGAATAAACATGATTGATATGAAAATTGACCAGTATCATCTGACTAGTGACAAATACGAAGTTAAGGTTAACAGGATGTCATTAGACAGCCATGGGCATCCGGTAACTAGCTACGATGAAAAGTCTGGTATTAATCGGCTGGTAGAAGTACCCCTAGCACACTGTAAAAACGTCGAGGACGCATTGCACTGGCTTCGTGGGTATTTAATCCGGACTGGCAGTGAACACATTAAAACAGTGGATCAGTTAGCCAGAAAGAGTCATGAAATTGAACGACAGTTTGACACGTACATTAAAGAGCGCGTACCGGAAGGATTGTGAGTTATGCCTAAACACATTAAGAAACGTTCAACGATTAAACGGAAGCACCGGCGCATGAAGCAACATGCCGAAGCAAACAAAAAGGATGTTGGAAAATGAGATTTATTGATATGTTCGCTGGCATTGGTGGTTTTCATCTTGGCATGGAACAAGCTGGTCATACATGCGTTGGCTGGATTGAATGGGACAAGTTTGCTAGGCAAAGCTACCAGGCTATTCATGATGTAGAAGGGATTTGGAATGCAAGTGACATACGAACAGTTAGAGCTAGTGAGTTACCCAGAGCAGACTGCTGGTGCTTTGGCTTTCCATGCCAAGACATCTCAGTCGCCGGTAAGCAAAAAGGATTCACTGCCGGAAAACGTAGTTCTTTGTTTTTTACAGTTACAGGGCTTATTAGAGACCTCGAAGAAGAAGATAGACCCAGCTACTTACTCATTGAGAACGTTAAAAACTTACTTAGTATTAACCGAGGGTTTGACTTTCTCAAACTTCAAATTGAATTGGACGAAATCGGGTACGATGTCGAATGGTCAGTGCTTGACTCGGCCGAAGTCGTACCTCAGCACCGGGAACGTATCTTCATTGTCGGACATCTTAGAGGACGGCGTACCCAGCAAGTATTTCCTATCGTTCAAGACGACCGAGAAGTTAATCGCCGGACAGACGCAACAAATACTCTTACCACCCGTTACGGGGAAGCGCAGGGATCAGGATCGTACGTTGCTGAAAGTAAACCGCCGAGAGTGAAGCAGGCGGGCAATCTTATGAATACCAAATATTTTGGTGGTAATCCACAACCGGGACGGGTTTATGATCCTAGCGGTATTTCACCAACATTAAGTACGATGCAAGGCGGAGGTCAAGAACCAAAAGTAATGGTTAGAGAGGCCACTAAAAAAGGATTTGATATTGCAAAAGCCGGTGACACTATTAACTTAGCTCAGCCCAATAGCAAAACAAGGCGCGGACGAGTGGGACATGGAATTGCGAACACGATGACAACTTCCAATAGTATGGCAACACTACTTGATGATTTTAGAATTAGAAAGTTAACTCCACGTGAATGTTGGCGCCTACAAGGCTTCCCAGATTGGGCGTTCAATCGTGCAAAACAAGCTGGATTAAGTGACAGCCAATTATACAAGCAGGCTGGTAATAGTGTGACGGTGCCCGTGATTAAAGCGATTGCTGAGAGAATGGAGCTACCATGATAATCGTCAAGCAACCAACTAACGAGGAACGCAAGTGGGCGTTTGAAGCGTTCGGGGAGGATTGAAAATGAGTATTAGAAATAAAATCGGACTTGGCATGATAGCCTTATTTATTTTAGTCACGATCATTGGTAGCTTCTTAGACGGATTTTGGCATGGAGTTGCTTTTATCAGTGTTGTGGCATGGGTTGTGATAGCGCTGGACCTATTGAGTTCTAGGAGATGATTGGAGATGGCGACGATGATTAAGTTTAGAGCGTGGGACAAAGTTCAGAAAGTCATGATGGTTCCCAGAGACATACAGACTGATTCAGATGGCAACATCTTCTATGTTGAGGCTATGGGCCCAGACGGTGAATATGATGAAGGCGACCTGGATGTATTCAAACTTGAACAATTTACCGGCCTGACAGACGTGAATGGCAAGGATATCTATGAAGACGATATTATTGTTTCTAAACCGACTGAGCCGAAATAAGAGCCGCTTAAAATTGGATTAGTCAAACGTAGCAAAGCTAGAGCTGGGTGGTGCTATGGAACTGCAACTGCAACTGGTGAGTACAGTATTTGGACAAGTGGCAAGTACCGAACGTATGAAATTATTGGCAACGTGCACGCTAACCCGGAACTATTGGAGGAGCACAAATGACTGACACCGAATACGCCAAAGCAATTCAAACGAAAGCCACAGTTGCCAACCTGGAAATGAACGCGGCACTGACAACTGAGCAACAGGCACAAATTGGTCAGGACTTCATTGCTGACATTGTGGAGTTGAGTGAAAGGGGAATTGGTAGTGAAACGAACGACGATTAGAAAAGTTGAAGATATTCTACGTGACTATCCCAAGATTGACAAGTATATCGAGAAACGTGAACAGGAATTACGTTATCCAACTGTACCACGTGATGATAATGTTGGAGGTGGCAAGGCACAATATAAGTATCCTGAAACGACGCTCAACACGATTATCACGATTGATGATGATCGGCGCATTAATGCCTTGAAACATCAGCGGGAAGTGATTGACAATTGCTTAGATAGTGTCGGCCATGACACTGAAGTAATCGTAAATGAACTATATTTTAAGAAACATCAGCAATACACGATTGATGGACTAATTACAAACCACTTAATCAACGTTAGTCATACTAAGGCGTTTAAATTAAGAAATGAGTTTATTATGGAATGTGCTAAGGGATTGGGATTATATGAAATCGCGTATTAATTGCGTATTTTCGACCCCTACAATCGTGCTAAATTGGTAGTATGCCAAATGTGATTGACGTGCATGAAGTAATCCTCCAAATTACAGACTGGTAGTCGCTGTGGGCTAATTGGTAAGCCACAATGGAATGTAGGTTCGAGGCCTACCAGCGATATAGTTATACAGCATGGTCACTCATGAGGGCTAAAACTGTATAACGTGATTAGTTAGCTATTGGGACTGCTCTGATAGCTCGTGGTAAAATCTTCGGAGACGACAAGCAGATTGGCACTCAATGATGAAGAAGTTAGTCTTTTCGATATGTCTTTTTGGCTAACACGTGCTTGTGGCGGAATAGGTAGACGTTTTAAGAGGCAACACAGGATGGTGTTGCTATGTAGGGTGCAAATCCCTACCAAGCACATTAAACGCGTCCGCGGCTCCAAAACGGACAATCTTCAAACTGCTCTCGCTTATTGGCGGGAGTTTTTTGATACATACGATTAGGAGGCAGCACAATGAATATGAAAGACAACGGGGCCATTGAGAATGATTGGAAAAAAGTTAATCTAGAATTGTTCGGAGCACAATATCCATTTTGTTCAAGCAACGAGGAAGCCCATGGCAAAGATGATTAACACAAAATACGGCTACGTCACGCCACAAGAAGCGGAGATGGATGCACACTTAGATAAATGGATGAAGCGTCATGCTAAACAGCATGGCGCTTTTAGTTTGGAAAAGAAACGGAGGAAGCAACATGTTTGGAAAAGGTAAGTGTCGAACAGCACTAGTGCCTCACGGAGAGAACGCACCTAGTATTAAACCAAAGAAAGTGAGCGAGCCACTAGAAGGATTTATTCCTGACAACGCTGGTCGTGTTCGTATATCTGATGAAGTACTGGATTCAATCGTTGATCAGGTGGAAGAACGCATGTTGAAGCGCAGTAAAGGTAAACAAAATGCTAAGCAACCTGGATTGAAGTCAATATTTGAGACAGATTTTAAGAGACATTCAGAACCGCGTTTACCTTCCACAGCTCAAATAAATCATTAATCGCGATTAATAACTTATTTGAACCCTGGAAAGCATTAAATCAGGCGGCCATTTGGCTCGTAAGTGTTGCAATTTCAACTTGTAAGGGGGTCTGGTAGCCCAGTGAACTATGAATTCTCTTCCTATTGTAGAAAGCATGCACATATTCAAAAAGGACGGCAGCGGCAGTTTCATAATCTTCAAAGACCGGCACTGGATAAACACATTCCTTTTTGAGGGAAGCGTGAAAAGATTCCATTGGCGCATTATCATACGGACAACCCTTACGGCTGTATGAGTGGCGGATATGTAGCTCAGTTAAACGTTGATTGTAATCATCGCTGGTATACTGTGATCCTAAATCCGTATGGATAATCAGGTCCCCAGTAATGGTTCGATTTTTAACCGCGCTTTCAAGGGTCTTTAAGACTAAATCAGTAGCCATCTTTTTTGAGAACGAATAGCCGATAATCCGTCGTGAGTGCAGGTCCATGATGGTTGATAAGTAACACCAGCCATTACGCTTCGTTTGAATATAGGTCATATCAGCGGTCCATTTTTGATTTAAACCAGTGGTCGAGAAATCCTGCTTAAGCAAGTTGGGACGCTGTTCAACCTTGGTTTTGGAAGCCGAAGCCGCTTTCCATTTATTGACGGTAACGGAGTGGATATCCAGTTCCTTCATGAGCCGGGAAATCCGTCTTGGGCTGCACCGACGCTGCAGTGGTTGAAGTTCCAGATTCAATTCATGGTGGATCTTCATAACACCGTATCGCTGCTTAAATTCCGCAAAGATCCGCAGAATCCGTTGTTTCAAGTCCGCATCTTCGGCCCGGCGTTTTGAAGGTTTGGGGGATCGATAACGATAATACTGAGCTCTGGAAACACCGAGGATTCGGCACATCTTGGTTACCTGGTGGTGATGGCTTTCTTGGTGAATGTAATCAAAGATATTGGTTACTTCTGCGCAAGGAAGCCCAGGGCTTTTTTTAGGATTTCGTTCTCCTCAGACAGCGAAGCCAGTCGCTTTTCCATCGCTTTGATTTCGTCTGGCGATTTACCGGATTGAGTTTTGGCCTGGCCCTGGATCCACTTATGAACTGTTGAATAGCCAATGCCATATTCTCTGGCCAGTTGGGCAGCTGATTCGCCTTGCTTATATAGGTTGATAATGTTTTGTTTAAATTCTTTGTCGTAACGAGTTGGCATGTAAAAATTCCTTCCTTTTGAGAGACGATTTATTCATTATACCCTCTCTTAAAAGTTGTCTCAGGAATCAGCTTACATCCAACCACGCGTTCGTATTGACATTGACAACATTGATGACACGCCTAAAGTATTCGTTGATGGTTTAGAACAACAAGAAGTACATCATATTGAACTTAGTTGGGATGGAGAAGATATATGCCTAAACAACAGATACAGAATCGACTTTATGGATAGTCTTGGAAGATTACATGGAATTGGTCAAGGCAAATAGTCATGCCAAGAACAAGACGGTATGAGCATGACATAAAGACCAATGAGTTCTATCACTCAAGTGATTGGCAGTCAGTAAGACAGTTAGCACTGACACGTGATCACTACCTGTGCCAAGTATGCAAGCGCAAGGGGATTATTAAACAAGGAAATACAGTTCATCATATTGTTCCGATCAAAGATGATTGGAATAAGAGACTGGATTTAGGCAACCTTGAGACTATTTGCATGGCTTGCCATAACAAAGAGCATTTTGAAAAAGGCTACTCTAAATCAAAGAAAAAGATTCGAAAAAATAAAAACATCGTTGTATTCAAAAGAAATCCTGAACTATGAGGGTGCGAAAATTTTTGTGTAGCCCCCCTGGTTTAAATGCTGGTATGATAGCTTTTCAAAGAGCGGACACATCACCTTGAAAAATTATAAATTAGTTTTTCGATCAAAAAAATAGAGTATTCGCACCCCTAAAAAATAGATGGAAAGAAAGTGATTTTATGCCAAGAACTGCGCAAAGTGCGATGATTCATATACTCGAGGGAAACCCTAATAATAAAACAAAAAAAGAACTTTATCGACGCCAAAAAAATGAAGCTAAGCTAGCGGTATCTAATAAAAGTATTCTTGCCCCACCATGGCTCTCTACGGGTGCAAAAAATGAATTTGATCGGATTAAAGTATTGTTTGAGACGACTGATATTTTAACCGAAGCCGACATTAACGTTTTAGCTATCTATTGTGATACGTTAATGGATTATAAATCCTTTAAGGCACAGGTTAAAAAGCACGGAATCATGATTGATGGAAAAATCAATCCGGCAATTAGAGAGAAACAAAAATCCGCTGAATTACTGAACAAGTATGCAAACCAGCTTGGATTGACACCGACTGCACGAGCGTCAATGGCCATTAATTTGGGAAATCAGGGAGAATCAAGAGATAATGAAGAGTTCTAATTCTAATCCAATTGACTTTGATTACCAAGAAATTGTTAATTGGTCAGAAGACTATATTGAAAACCAGAAATCATGGGGGGGAATTCTACAGGAGGCATCTCCAGTTGTCCTGACAACTATTTACGCTGAATTGGTTGTAGAAGGTTCAATCGTTGCTTCTAAATGGAATATTTTGGCTGCCAAAAGGCATTTAAATGATTTAAAACGGCAAAATGATCCTAATTATCCTTGGAAATTCGATGAGGAGAAAGCTTGGCGCCCAATACGGTTTATTGAAAGCAAGTGTAAGCCATCTAAAGGCGACTTTGACAAACTCGTATTGCAACCGTGGCAGCATTTCATTGTTGGTTGCATGTTCGGATGGGTTAGCAAAGTCACTGGAAAGCGACGTTTTCGGGAGTCATTAATATTTGTTGGTCGAAAGAACGGGAAAACGACACTTGAATCAGGACTAGCCGAGTATATGGCCGGATTTGATGGTGAAAATGGCCCAAATGTTTACTTTTTAGCTAACTCACAAAAGCAGTCAAGGATTCTTTACGAAGAGTCTAAAGCCATGATTGAAGCGTCACCTTGGCTAAAAGAACGGTTCGTACCAAATGTATCTGAGATTAGGTATCCTAAGACCAATGGCAAGATTGTTGCGATGTCGGCTGAAAAGAATAATAAAGATGGAGAAAATCTTCATTTTGGCGTATTTGATGAAATTCATGAATATCAGGATTATGCCCTGATTAATGTCATGAAACGTTCACGTGGAACACGTGAGCAGCCTTTGATAGTCTATATAACTACTGCTGGCTCCGTACTAGATGGACCTTTAGTTAACTTCATAGAACAAGGTCAGGACACGTTGTCTAATTATGAAGACAATATTAATGAGCGAACTTTTTATTATCTTGCACAGTTAGACAAGCCGGAAGAGGCTAACGATCCTAGACTATGGATTAAGGCCAATCCGAATTTTGGATTGATGCAAATTGCTGATATGATCAACGATTACAAAACAGATCGTAAAAGTCCTCGTGAGTTAGCAGACTGGATAACCAAACAATTTAATATTTTTGCTGAAACGGATGAAATGAGCTTTATCACTCCAGAGACTCTAAAGCTAAATGAACGTGTGATCGATTTAAATACGCTTGACTTTAAGGATTGCGTGGGCGGCTATGATTTATCTGATACTGAAGACTTTACATCAGCATGTTTGGAATTTCCACTTGAAGATGGCTCCGTTTTTGTATTGGAAAAGTCATGGATTCCACAGGCCCGTTATGATAGAGACAAGAACCCTGAACGTATACGGGAATGGGAGAAAAATGGCGAAATTGAGATTATTCCAGGAAATTATGTTGATTATACTTATGTTCTTGACTGGTTTAAAACCATGTCAGATAAATATAACATTTTGAAGATTCGATTTGATCCAGCTAAGGCTTTGAGGCTGAACAAAGAGCTCGAAGAAGCCGGATTTGAAACTGAAAAAGTTCGGCAGGGGGTTTTTCACACTTGGGGGGCCTCTTCAAAACTTCAAAGAGTTGTTATTGGATGGCAAGGTTGTTTTTAATAATCAAAAAATTTTTAAATGGTATCTGAATAATGTGCGTTTGCGGCAAGATCGTAACAACAATTGGCTACCAACTAAGCAATCTCAATCACGTAAGATTGATGGGTTTGCTGCTGCACTGGATGCACATGTATCAGTAATTGACTTGTTAGTTCGCCCAGATGATGGCAATTTTGAAATGCCGGAGTATCACAGCTTTAATGACTTTTAACTTGAGAGGAGGTTAGAAGATGGGGATTTTTAGTCGAATTCGTTCAATTTTTCAATTGCCTCAGCAGAAAGCAGGATATAAAGGACAAAATTTTGATTTTTCAAGTTGGCAAGGACATGATTTTTTTGGTGAAAGCAATCATGCATTAACAACTAGCGAAGCAGTTTATTCCGTCATTTTACGTTTATCTAATACCGTAAGCTCGTTACCGATTAATCTTTATCACAATTACGACGTTGCCAATATGGATGTTGTAAATCTCCTAAAGATAGCACCTAACAGTAGCTTACACGCATTTGATTTTTTTAGTCAGTTAGAGACATCTCGTGACACCAAAGGAAATGGTTATGCGCTAATTGTCAGAGATCAGTACTTACAACCAACCGAATTGGTTCCAATTTCTGCGGGCTATGTGACACCGATGATTAATTTAGACGATCAATCTTTGTGGTATCGAATTACAGGAAGAAATAAAGATGCAACTGTTTTTAATAGTGAGGTAATCCACGTCAAAAGCTTAGAAACGATTGAAGGTGTCAAGGGTATTAGTCCTATTAAAGTGCTCAAGTCAACGCTGAAGTTTGATGAAGCTGTCCAAACCTTTAATCTTAGTGAAATGAACAAAACTGACAGTTTCGTTGTTCAGTATGATCGAACAATTGATCCAGAAAAACGCAAAGCTGTTCTGGATGATTTTCGCCATTTCGCACAAGATAATGGTGGAGCACTTTTCCAAGAAAAAGGTTTTTCCATTAATCAGCTCAGCCGAGATTTCCAGTCTAGCGATATGGTTAATACTGAAAAAATCACTCGTTCGCGAATTGCCAATGTGTATAATGTGCCACTAAGTTTTCTTAATGAAAGCTTCAGTGAGGGTGTTTCATCTAACGAAGAACTAATGGCACAATTTACCCAAATGACTTTACTACCAATCGTGAAGCAGTATGAGTCTGAATTCAATCGAAAATTGCTTACGGATTATCAACGTCAACAAGGATATTATTTTAAGTTTAACTTAAACGGCTTATTGCGTGGGAATATTACTGCCCGCACGGCCTTCTATCAGATGATGATTCGCAATGGAATTGTCACGCCAAATGATGTTAGAGCTTTGGAAGATATGCCACCAGATAGCGACCCTATGGCAGATACATTGTTCATTTCTGGTGACCTTTACCCAATTAATATGGATCCAACTAAACGAAAGGGGGTGAAAAGTAATGACACTACCAAAGTATCTGACGATTAAGCAGTTAGCGTCCCAGACTGCTGACATGTATATAGATGGTGAAATTGTTAGTGATGAATATTATGATTCAGACACATCAGCAGCAGGGTTTCGTGATGCATTGAAACAAGCAGGAAATGTAAAAACTATTAATTTACACATCAATAGCCCAGGTGGATCAGTTTTTGAGGGTATTGCAATTACAAACATGTTAAAACAGAACAACGCCAAAGTTAACGTTTACGTTGATGGACTGGCAGCATCAATTGCGAGTGTTATCGCTATGAGCGGTGACACTATTTTTATGCCCAAGAATTCTATGATGATGATCCATAATCCATGGACCATGGCGGTAGGGAATGCAACCGAACTACGTAAGCAGGCCGATGATTTGGACCAAATTACCAAGTCTAGTGTGCAAACCTACTTGGACAAGGCTGGGGATAAATTAGATGAAGCAACGTTGAAACAACTCATGGATGATGAGACCTGGCTAACAGCCGATGAATCGGTGAGCTATGGTCTTGCTGATGAAGTGTTAGAAGCGAATCAAGTTGCTGCTGCTGTTAAATCTGATTTGATGGAAAAATATCATCACGTCCCCAAACAACTAAGCACTGAAAAAACAGTAGATTCTGATTTTAGACGTCAATTATTAGAAAAAACTAAAGAGACAAACAAGTTAATTACACAAACATTAGGAGGTTTTTAAACATGACAGTTACCTTATACCAAAAGAAACAAAGTCTCGCCGAAATCGGTGCTGAACTTAAAAATGTTAATAACGATATTGCAGAAAAAGCAGGCAATCCAGCTATTGAAGACGAAGTTTTAAATCAGCTTAGCCAAAAGGCTGACAGTTTAAGCTCGCGATTTGACCTCTTGAAAAATCAGATCGATATTGAAGAAAAAGCATCAAAGAAAAAAGTGCAGCAAAAACAGAATAACAACAAGCCAGATGACCCGAAGACACGCCAAACAAGTGCTATGGCTTCCTTAATTCGATCCACTATGGCTAATCAGTCGGTATCTCCAGATGTCTTGCAGGCATTAGGCGATGACAATACGACAACTGGTGGTCAAAACATCCTGCCGATTAACGTATCGAACCAAATTATTGCAGAACCGTTTGATGATAATCCACTACGTCAAGATGAAACGATTTCTGCTATTACTAACTTGATCTTGCCTCGTGTTGCATATTCGATTGATGATGATGGTTTTGTTGGTGATCAAGAGGTATCTAAAGAAATTACTACTAAGGGTGATCAAGTATCGTTTGGACGTTTCAAGACCAAGCTCAAGGCAGCCGTTTCTGAAACTATTTTAAACGGTACAGATACTGCCTTAGTTCAGTATATCCAGGGTGCTTTACAAGCCGCTTTGGCACTCAAGGAAAAGAAGGTTGCATTTGCGACCACGCCCGCAGCTGGTGAAGAACACATGAGCTTTTACTCGACTGAAACCAACATTAAGAAAATTACGGGCAGCTCATTATTTGACGCAATTACGCAAGCTGCAGGGGATATTAACGACGCCTTTCAAAGTAACATCAAGGTCTACATGCGGCGACCTGATTACTTAACGATGATCAAGGAACTTTCTAACAGTTCTGCAACTTTGTTTGGGAAGGCACCGGAAGAAATTATTGGTTATCCAGTTCGCTTTAGCGAAAAAGCTGTAACACCAGTTGTTGGTAACTTTAGCTACGCGCAACTAAATTATGAAATTGATTCAACTCTTTACGAGCAATGGAAGGACTATGATAAGGGTATCAACTACTTCGGTTTAACTGCATGGTTTGACCACCAAGTTTTGCTGGCTTCTGCCTTTCGTTTGGCAACTGTAGTGTCAAAATAACTGCCCCGGACACTGGAGATGATAGTTCCGGTTCTGGGACTACACCAACTGGCAACACCGGGGACGGAACAGCAGTTAATTCATTCGATCCTAAAGGAAATGTCAAGCCAACTGATGCAAACACAGTTGCAGACATTACGGCTTGGCTTGATGCACACAATATCAGTCATAGCGGTGTGACCGCCAAGGCAGATTTGCTTGCATTGGTTCCAAGTGAATAGGGGAAGACAGTATGAATATTACGGTTGTTAGCGAAGACGACTTAGCATTACTCAAAAGCTCACTAAGGATCGACAGTGATTCAGATGATAAATTGCTAGCTAATTTAGTCGTAGCAGCTAGAAAAAACATCATCGGTCGAATTGGCAACAAAATTGCTACTTTTTATGACGATAATCACGAAGAATTTAGCCTGGCTACCATATTGTTAGCTTCACATTATTACAATAATCGTTCGGCTGTTAGCGATTCAGAAAAGTATACGGTACCGTTAGCTTTTGATGATTTGATTATGTCATTGAAAGCTAGCTACCTCTTAGCACTGAGTGAGGCGAATGACTATGGTCAAGAAGATTAATCCTGCACGAATGAATTTTAGATTGGAGTTTGGAACTCAGGCAGCTACTGGAAAAGTTAACCCTAATACGGGTAATCCTATTACTGATTTTGTCCCTCAATTCAGTTTGTACGCCGGCGAATGGTCATTGTCGTTTCAGCAAAGGTTAGCGTTAAATGGTGACACCTCACAACAGAATGCTGTTTACTTTGTGCGCCATAATCTAAAAATAGCTACCGGCATGCAATTACGACGCAATCATCAGGATGTTTACCAGATTGATGATGTGGCCTACGATGATGGTTTACCACCGGATGGTTTTGACCTCATAACTTGTCATAAGGTGGTGATCGGGCGTGGCGAATGAGATTAAACATGCAGACTCATTTGAACATATTTTAGATACTATGGCGGAAGGCTTTGGACGTGAAGAGAAGCTTAAAGCTAATGCAGCTGGAGCGGATCAGTTCATTAAAATTATGAAGCCTAAGATTCCTTTGGGAAAACTACGCAAGGTACATGGTCATGCTGAAAAAACACATCTACGTGATTCATTAATTGCTGTAGATCATCCTAATGGCTCGGTTAACGTTGGTTTTACAGCCAAAGGTGAAAAAGGGTACATTTCACGTTTTCAAAATGATGGCTGGGACGTCGTTGACCGTAATGGTTCCAAACATGGTCATGTTTCCGGGAAACACTTTTGGGAGACTACTCAGCGTGAAGCAAAAGGCCAAGTTGGCAAGGCAGTTGTTGAACAATTAAAGACTGCTATGGACAAGAAGGTGGGCAAGTGACGCCGGTAGCTTTTATTAAAGGCATAATTGTTGCAAATATTAATGAAATACCAGAACTAGCTGTGGAGCATATCCATAGCTTTTTTATTCCAATTAACGATACTTCAACTGACGAGCCTATTGTAGTAATAAGCGGGTTACCTGAACGTAGTCAAGATTATGGCAATGGGATTCCATTCCAATCAACGAAGCAAGTCCAGATACAGTTCTATTATCCTAAAGATTACTTGGGCGATATGGATGCCATTGAATCCGGGTTAAAACAAGTGCTATTGACCAATGATATTCGTTGTTATAGCGATGCCGGCCAGACATTAACACCAGATTCAGAAAGTATCACGAACACTTTGAAATTTAATTATATAAAGGAGGCCATTTAAATGGCAACATTAGGTTTAAACATGTTATACACCGGTATTAAAGCCGATGACGGGTCAACGGTTATTGATGCAGATAAGGGGTTGGCGGCCGCTGGGGTATACCCCATTGATACTAGCAAAGCAAACGGTAACTTGGGTACTAAGACTGCTAACATTACCGGGCTATCTGGGACGGTATCTAAGATTACTGGCAACAATGAAGTTGTGGACGTTTCTAATCCACCTTCGGCACCGTCAGTGGCAATCGACGCAAATGAAATTAATTTCATCGTCAAGCAAAAACTATTAGGCCGGGTATCAGATGGTAAAGGTGGTTACATTGATTCTGACACACCCGTTGAAGCTGGCCTTATTATTGAGTCACGTTCACCAGTGACACGTACTGCTGTTTATTTCTGCTTTGGTCGTGGGATTTTTAACGAAGCTAGCCAGAACATTCAAACAAACACGGATACGGCTGAAACTCGTGAAGATGATAATTTGACATTTACCGCCTTGAACTATGATAAATTCAGCGGCCAACCATACAAGGTATATGCTGAGTCGGATCCTAAATTTGATAAGCAAGCGATGTTTGACGCTGTATTCCCTGGACAAACGTTTTATAAAAACGCGAGTAACGGCACCAGTGGCGAATAAAGCTACAATTGACACAGGCTCACAGACAAGCAAAACTGAAAGTGAATCATCTGCGCCAACCAGTAATAATTGATAATCATGGTCGCCTGAAATAAATTAACAATACCGCTAGGGGCGGCTTTTAAACATGCTGAGAAGCGCATTCTAAGCACAGGTTCACAATAAATGATAATAAACAATGCACAAAGGGGCGTATAAATAATGGCAAAATCAGTTAAATTTGATGGCAAAAAAATTGGAACGGGCACGCAGTATACGTTGATTGATAGTGGCCAAAATGTTGAAAAAATGGCCGAAGCATATAAGAAGTTCATCAAGACTACTGAAGAAACTGAGGACAGCATTACAGGTGTAGTCGAATTAACACCTAAGCTTGCAAAGGTTGTGGCTGAAACGACCTGTGATTTATTGGAACTAAATGCTTCACAAAAGAAACGTGTCATGTCCATGGAATTTTCGGTTAGCGACGAATACGACTTCTTCAATGACTGTTTAAAACAATTCTTAGGGGTAGAATTACCATCTTTAGGCAACAGCAGCGATCAGGAAGAGGAAGAAGACCCAAAATTGTCAAAGCCAGAATGATTTGGCAACTTGATAATTTTATTCAGGATATTGATTACATCGCTAATCAATTGATTTCACAAGGTATATTGCCTAGTGACTTTTATCAAAGCTCATTTAGTGAAATGCAAACAGCATTGAATGCCAAGTCACGTAAAGACCGTGTTCAAGATCCGCTCGAATTAGCACGTCAAATTGGTGCGTTGTAAAGGAGGCAAAGTATGGCAACAGAGAAAATTCAAGGCTACGAATTCGCAATTAACATGGACGATGGTGGCATGACTCGCACGTTGCGAGAAATAAAGAATGAAGCAAAATTACTAAAATCTGGTATGCAAGCTAACTTTGCTGAAATTCGTTCAGGTGAAGGCGTTATGGCGGCCTATGCGGGTAAAGTAAAAGATGCTGGCCAAGCTATTGAAGCACAACGATTAGTAATTGAGCGTCTAAAAAGCGAGCAAAATGGATTAGACCAAACCACTCAAAAAGGCCGAGAAGCTTATGTTAAATATGAAAATCAGATTAACGCTGCCAAGCGCTCAATCGCCAGTTTAGAGGGGCAACAAGAACGAGCACAGAAGTCACTTGATCTGCAAAAAAGTGGTGTCTTACAATTAAAGGACGCCATGGAAGCACAAAATAAAATAAGTGCTAATTATATTGCCAAATTAAAGGCTGAAGGTAAAGAAGACGAAGCACTCGCAAGTCAAAAAGATAGTCTTAAAGATAAAATAAAAAGTCTCAAGGCTCTTTATGAATCTGAGTCACATCAGCTGATAAAAATGTCAGAAGACTCCAAGGTAACTGCTGAATCATATCAACAACAAAAGATCAGAGTTAGTGAACTAACTGCTGAGTTAGCAAAATCCAAGTCAGAACTAAATAGTCTAAATTCACCAGAGCAAACCCACTTAAAAAATATGGAAAGCTTGCGTGGGCAAAGCAAACTAATTGAAGGGTCTATGGCTGCTTTAGTATCGAGATTTAAGGCCGAAGGAAATGAGTTGGAAGCAAATAAGGCTAAATCTAATGGTTTGCGAGAGGCCTATGATAACCTTAATAAACAATTAAAAGCAGAAAACGAAGAGCTCAATAGAATTAAATCGGTCAGTGGCGAAAGCTCAAATGCATATAAACAACAATCTATTCGAGTGAACGAATTAGGCACTAAAATTGCCCAAACTCGGACTAAGATGAAAGAGCTTGATGAGCAATTAAGCAAAAAGCCACAGTCAGGATTAACGTCAGTCATTAGCCAGCTAAATAGAGTAAACGAGCACGCAGATAAGGCCAATCATTTATTTGGCAAAATTCTGGGTGCTCATTTAGTTGCCAATGGTATTACGAGTGCTTTTCAATCAATCACTTCACATATTCACGAAGCTATTAGTGCTGGTATGGAATATGAAAAAGAGCAGCAGAAGATGGCGGCCACTTGGTTGACTTTAACTGGCACTGTTGGCAAATCTAACGCAATGGTTAAAACAATCAACGACTTATCTGTTAAGACTGGTCAAGCTGTAGATGTTGTAAATGAATTAGAGCAAGGTTTTTATCACTTACATTCCAATAAAAAAGAATCAGACGAACTAACCAAATCCATGCTGAACATGTCTGACGCTGTTGGTTTAGATAGCCAACAAATTCAGGCGGTTACCCAAGATATGGTCAACGGCTTATCACGCGGTAAAGCCAATGCTGGTATGCTGAATCAAATTAGTCAATACTTCCCGATGTTCCGTGAACAGTTGGCCAAGTACGAAACCCAAGTCAATCATGGTAAGAAAGTAACGGTTGCTGATTTAAGTGAAATGGCTAAACAAGGAAAAATTTCAGCATCAGATATCGAAAAGACCTTCAATCAACTTGGATCCGGAAAATACGATAAAGCCGCCGACAACATGTTACATACGATGGTTGGTATGGAACGTACGATCAAAGCGCGTGTTCCAGCTTTAATCGGTGACATTGAAAAGCCAATTTTAACCGCTCAAAATCCAATCTATGGTGCAGTTTCAAAATGGGTATCTGACAAACGGACTGACAAGGAGTTTAATAAGGTCGGTGTGGCGGCAGAAAAAGGTATTAGCACGATTACTAAAGCTTTTGCTAAAGCCTTTGATGTCAAGTCAGCACCAAAAGCAATGAATGATGCAATGGATAACTTGGCCAAGGGTGTCACCAAAGCTTCTGACTCCATTGCCAAAAATGCTCCGGAAATTGTTAATTTCTTCAAAACTGTCAAAAACTTGGGTGGCCTGGGCTTTGAAACGTTAATTGAATCGCTTAAAATAACCAATGCACTTTTAAAGCCATTACTCAGTATGGTTGGTGGGCACACAGAAACCATTGCAAAATTTGGAGCAGCATGGTGGATTATCACAAAGTCAACTAGGGCCGCCGGAAAAGCAATGGGGACTGTGAGCTCAGTTATGAGCGGAATTAAATGGGCAACTGAAGCATTAAGCATTAAGAAAAACACTGAATATTATGACGAAAATACAGCAGCAATCAAGCGCAATGCGCAGGCTAAAAAAGCGGACTCTGAGATTAGCACAAGCAATGTTGGCGGCTTGCTAGATGATGTTGGTAGCGCTAAAGGTGTTGAGACAGCCACTAGAGAGTCTTCGGAACTAAGCCGAGTTGAGAAATATGGTAGTAAAGCCAAGGGACTAGGAAAACTGGCTGATATGGGTAAGTTTAGCAAGCTAGCTGGTGGTGTTGGCTTACTAGATGTATTGACGGCAAGTACTGATTTAATTGGTACAACTAAAAAAACAGTGGGTTCACACGTTGGTTCATTTGTTGGAAATCTGAGCGGCGCTGCTGGCGGTGCAGCATTAGGAACAGCCATACTACCAGGTGCTGGGACTTTAGTCGGCGGCATGCTTGGTGCATTTGGTGGTGACAAAGTAGGCAAGCTATTGGGAGCTAAAATTCAAAAAGGATTAGATGACAATAAGCCTAAAGTACATGTAGTTCAGCCTAAAGCAGTTAAAATAAATGTTTCTATGGACACTAAAAAAGTTGAAACTAAGTTAAGTGGTTATAGCAAGAAACTTAAAAATGCTTTGGTTGTAAAAATGTCTGCTGATCCATCTAGTTATGCTAAAACCAAGGCACAAACTGACAAATTGTTTGGTGAGATGGGGCGTTCAGTTGATTCTTATTATAAAGATAAAGAATCAAAGTCTAAGAAAGATTTAGACAAATTAGTTAAGAATGGATCCATGACTCAAAAAGAAGAAAACAAGATTTTAAGTCAACAACAAAAGTCAGATAAGAAAGCAGCGGCTTCAAAAAAGGCTACAATCGTTCTTATGCAAAAAGATACTCAAGATTACTATTCACGAGTAAGAACCATAGAAAATGGTGGAACTAGTAAGCTTGAAAAAATTGCACAAAAATATGGGCGGAATTCAGAACGATATGAGAAAGAAAAAAATAGAGAGCTGGCATCTGCTCATCGATCATACGTAAAACAGTATGCAGCTGATGAGTATAAGCTTAATTCATCAGTATCAAAATCCGTTTCAAAAGGGGCTGCTCAACAAAAATCAATTTTATCTAAACTGGTTAGCGATAGAGGAAAACTTAACTCGCGAGACTTGAAAGCAACACAAGAAAATGCAAACAAAAAATATAATGCAGCTGTTAAGCCCGCACGCAAGACACGTGATGAGCTTGAAGATTCTGCTAGTGAAACTTACAAATCAACTAAAAAAACAGCTGATCATGAATATTATGATTTACATGCAATTTCTAAAAAGCAACATGACGATATTGTTTCTAAGGCAAAACACCAGCGCGACGAAACAGATGATGCTGCTAATGACCAATACAAAAAAGTTACCAAACATGCTACTGATCAGCATAAATCAGTTACCAATGAAATTGAGCATCAGCGTAAGGAAGTTACAAAAAAGCAACAAGACCAGCAAGCTGATTCTATTGCGGCCGCTACCGGTCAGTCTAAAGAGGTTGTTCGCCATCAGATGCGACAAGCTAATAGTTCAATGAATGCTGCTGATAAACAAGGCTCCGGTACGCATAGTATCTGGAAGAACATTACTAGTTTCTTTAACAATTTGGTTAAAGGATTTGGTATTAAACCAATCAATGTTGGCGCTTATCCATCAGGTTATACTCCAGTATCGATGGGAGCTTATGCTTCTGGTGGTATTGTTGGCACTGCTAGAGCTTTAGTTGGCGAAGGCGGTGTCGAGGCTAAAATTGATAGAGACAATGGAAAAGTGTCATTTCTAGGTATGAATGGTGCTGAAGTGGTTAATGTTAAACCTGGTGATCAGATTCTTAATGCTGGTGATACTGCTAAGCTTTTTAGCGGCGGCCTAGGACATACGCTTCCTGGCTATGCTAAAGGCACTATTGATATCGCGTCGTTTTTAAAGAAAATTAAGAACGGTGCTACTTCTATCTTCGACAACGTTAGTGATAAAGCAATGGACGCATTATCTAAGATAACTCACCCATTGAAAACTTTAAAGTCAATGGCTTTAAAGACATTTGATCCAACCAAAACTCCAGGAGTCGGTTCAATCGGCCATGATTTAGGCAAAGGAATAGTTGACCGAGCCTTAAAGGGATTTGCAAAAGCTATTTCTGATTTAGCTGACAACTTCGGTGGAGGAGTTGGCAACATTAAGCTGTCCGGTAGTGTTGCTTCCCGTGCACGAGAATTGGCTAGAGCATTTAAACATGGCTATCCCGCTTCAAATAATGGTGGTATTGCCGGTGTTCTAGGGAACTGGGTTATCGAATCAAACTTGACCCCTACTGCCATTGATCCACTTGATCATGGTACTGGGTTGGGACAATGGACGTTCACTCGTGAAACAGCATTAAGAAGCTGGCTTAGAAAACATGGATATGCATGGGACTCAGCTGCTGGCCAAATTAATTACGCTCTTAACGAGCCCGGTGAGAGTAGTTTGTTAAAATCCGTTCTACGTATGACCAATCCAACAGAAGCCGCATATAAATTCTTTGCAACGTGGGAATCAGGTGGTGCTATGAATGGCACCGGTGGGCTTCGTGAAAGTCAGGCGTCAGCTGTTTATCGTTATATTAAAGGATTTGAGAATGGTGGTTTCGGAAACAAAGCGGGCGTTTACAAATTGTTTGAAGGCAACTTGCCAGAAGCCATAGTTCCGATGGACTTATCTAAGCGTTCACGGGCTTACCAAATTATGCAACAGATAATGGCTAAGTTCGGAGCTCAAGATGGTACTAATGTGATGAATACCGGTAACAACCAGATTGATTACGACGAAGCATTCAAACAGCGGGTTATAGCTTCACTAGATGCTTTGGTCACTGGCCAAGGAGATGTTAAAGCGGTTGTTGCCAACTCTGACGTGGTTAATGCGGTCAAGTCAAACGCCAAGAAGACGTCACAATATAGTCAAATGATGGGGTATTAGTATTAATATATTGAAGAGCCTTAGAAGGCTCTTTTTTACATAGTAAAAATTAAATAAGGATGGCGATATAATTGTCTGTTTTGAACAAAAATGATTTTGAGTATGCTGGCTTAAATAGCCGCGATGATTTGCAAGCCATTATGGGAGCAGTAACACTGCCAAGTGCACCAGCCATGGCCGAGCAAGCAACCGATATTCCCGCCATGTATGGTAATCAATTTAATGGTATGGACTATACTAGGGTCCGTCTTAAAACTACTTAAGTAAGATGCAAATTGAGGCAATGTAGACCGTAGCCAGATAAACATGAGCGAGCTTATCATAACGCGTTGCAATCCTACGAAAGTTCTTCAACTGATTGAAGAAGTTCTCAATCAAATGGCGCTCACAATAAACGTGGTAATCACAGGTCCACTTGTCTTTGGTATTTTCCTTTGGCGGAATGGTATAGACGCCTGCTTTATCTTCAATATACTGGCGAAGTTTCGCGGTGCCATAGGCTTTATCCGCGATAATATTTGATTGAGAAATATCGAAGCCTTCCAGCAACTCACTGGCAACTTGGCTATCATGTACTTGACCACCTGTTAGGCGAAAACCCAAGGGATTCCCTAATCCGTCAACGAGTGCGTGAATCTTGGTCGTTCGGCCACCTCGACTTAATCCAATAGCTTGATTTTCGACCATACATTCGGCATTTTTTTTGCCCCAGTGGCCTTTTGATGCGCTCGAACGATCGTTGAATCTAAGCTCAAGTTTTCCATGTCGGGATCGTCAATCAATTCGAGAAAAACCTGTTCGAACAAGCCTGAACTTACCCAGGCTCGGAAGCGACTATACACCGTTTTCCAAGAGCCATAGCGTTCAGGTAGATCACGCCAAGGAGCCCCGCTGCGCATGAGCCAGAGGATAGCGTTGAGGGCGGTACGGTTGTCTAGGCTTGATGGACGGCCAGTCCGGTATGGCGGGAAGTATCCTTTGATTCGGTCCCACTGAGCATCTTCCAGTTCGTATCGTTTAGGTGTTGTCATCGGAATGCCTCGATTCGTTTTTCCTCAGATTATACCTGAATTTTTAGTTTTCAGACAGTCCCTAGTCGGACAATCAGTATTCCAATAACTATTATCGCTCGTGGCAGTCAGGACAAATACAATCAGATTATGCATAATTTGAGTGGCTTATTGCTAAGTGATGATCCAAGTGATAATGGTAAAGAGTACCCTTCAGTCTTTGGCTTTGAGCCCAAAGTTACTTACTGGGGCCACGTTACTGCGATTAGCGATCCACAGTTCGTTAACCAGGGAGCGTGGGACGCTACACTAACCATTACCTTTGTGCAGTCTGACCCACGGGCAACCTTACCACAAGTTGAGAAGCCTTTAAATAATGGCTTAAACACGATTACTGTTGATGGTACCGCTAGAACGGAGCCAGTTATTCAGGTCATACCTAAGCGAGATTTAAAGTATATTGGCTTTAGTCTAAATGGCGGCCAGTTCGGTTTAGGACCTGAGTCGCCGGGAGACCAAGCCACTGCGGTTCAACCTTATACTAAAGTTGTTGATGACCCACTGGGAACTATGGCAATGTGGACAAATGATGCCAATGCAATTGGTAATATGAAAACTGGTGAAACATACACGTATCAAGGCCACAGTGCGATTAAGACTTCAACTAATGTAATGCGGCCAGCTGTAACTAGCGCTGGATATGACTTTGGTACAATCCCCACAACCGGTGAAGACCGCTGGTATGGACCAGCATATCGTTATACTGGCATGACAAACTCACTGACTGACTGGCGAGTGCGAACGGGTATCCATCAATTCAAATATAGCGGTACTCATAATAGCCGTGCGATGGGGCGTGTTGAAGTCTTGCTGTTAGACCCTAACGGTAACACTATTGGACGCTTTGGCATGCGTGACATGGCCTATGGTGCTAAACCCATGGCTAGGCTTCAAATATGTGAGCCAGGCTCAACATTGGAATATGGTGATCGCTATACTGACTTGTACTATGGTTCAGGGCCGGCAGGTTCTTTTACGAATAAGCCCGACCAGAAAATTCAAATCAAAACTGGCACGACAACCAAAACTGTCACTAAATATGGACGTTCCAGAAATGGAAAAGTAACTAAAAAAACCGTTAAAGAAACCGTCGACACCTATACAACCGTGGTCAATAAAGAGGAAGACTCAGCGCTGGCAGGTGCTTGGCTAGTGTTGGACATCACTAAACGAGGACAAGTATTTACCTGGAGTATCACCCAGTATTCGACTCGAACAGGTCGACCATTCCTGGACCCTAATATTCACATGTTAGTGCATGGAACCTATGTTGATACTCAAAATAAGTATCAGACAGCCTTGGGTGGGATTGGTTCTGTCTTCCTAAAGCACCCAATTACAGAAGATAAGTATAAAATTGCCTATCGTAACCCCTTTATGTCAATGACTGACCTTCAAATATGGCAAGTCAATAAAGTTGACACAACAAAGCCAACTTATATTGCTAATGCAGGGGAAGAGATTGTGATGGATTGTGAGTCAGATACGGTTACTGTAAACGGCAAGCTAGTTTCACCAGTTTGGTCAACCGATTTCCCTAAGTTAAAACCGGGCGTTAATGGCTTGTCAATGATTGGTGACCTAGATGACGCTCAAATGACCTTGAAATATTTACCAAGAATACTATAGCAACACTGTAAAGGCTTCCCAATTAAGGGCGGCCTTTTTACATAACTAAAATAAGGAGGTTAACAAATGGCTTTAAATAACCAGTATTTAATTCTAGACCCTAATTTAAAGCGGATTGGTACATTGACCGTTGATGGGGCTACTAAGTTTTCAAACGATAGCGTGAAGATACAACTAGCTGATTCAGACACAACTAGTACGTCATATGATGATGACGTTAATGTGGGCTCTGATGACAACTTTAACGGCACGATTAATCTAAATGCCCAGTCTAAGAAGTTCGATCATCAAGGTTCATTAGACGTGCTTCAAGGCCAGCCTGATTCAGATAAAGTAGTCGCTGGCAACAACCTAGCTTATTATGACGAGCTATCAGGCCATTGGTATGTCATGTATATCTATTCAACTGATGACGCTTCTAGTGCCGCTGTTAAACATACAACGACCATTAACTTTACCAATCTATGCTTATACACACTAGCTCATCATTACCCAGTGGCAATTACGGCTAGTGCTAGTTCGATTCAGACGGCTTTTAACCAGTGCTTTAACGCTACTGGCTGGACGCTAGACTATCAGACTACTAATGTGATGACTCCATCGATTACCATTGATGGTAAAACAAAAGCTAGTACCTTAGTGCAGACACTCATTCAAACCTATGATGTCGAGATTGACCCTTATGTTGAGATTGACTCACAAGGGAATATCACGAAAAAGGTGTGTGTCATTACTGACCAACTTAATGCTAATGTGGTCTACAACGAGGCAATATTTGGTAAGAATATGACTAGCTTAAAGCGAACAACGGTGTCAAACCCAATCACTAAGCTTATCCCTTATGGTGCGAACGGCAACACAATTGGGCTAGTCAATGATGGCAAGAGCTACATTGTTGATGATGAAGCCAATCAAACATATAACCCTGACTGGCAATCTGGGTTGTACTATGAGGGGGTTGTTACAGCTAACTCAATTGAAGACCCAGCTGGTCTTAAAGCATGGGCTGAGGAAATGTTGCAATTGTATAATCACCCACGGACGTATTATGAAGTTAATGTAACGTCTAATTTTAATCCGCCATTAGGTGCCACAATTAGGTTTAAAGATGAGTTAATCAAGCCGGTATTAGATGCCAGTGGTCGGGTGATTCAACGAACAATTAGTTTTGCTAACCCTTATGGCAATACCGTTGGCTTTGGTGAATATGTCACGGTACCAGTTGCAACACCGGCCTGGATGCAAGGCTATCAAAGTGCTATTAATAGCGCCATTGAAAAGGCAAAGGAGGACGCTAGCTCGGTTAAACCAGTGGCCTTAACTCCTGACGGCAACAACTTCACTGATACCACCCAGACTAAGCGATTAATTTTGCAAGCTTGGGAAGGTAACACTAATATTTCAGCCTATATTGATAACAAGGGATTTATTTGGCACCGTTATAATACTGACGGCACCCTTGATACTAGTTTCAATCAAACTGGATATTTAATACAGGCACCCTATAGTGCCGTTGGCACGTTACGTGGGACTATTGAGACCAGTTACATCCAAAATGAACCAGAGATTAAGCTAGAAACTAGTGCTATTCGTAGTTTGGGTAGTTTTAGCCCAGACAACAGCACACTAGGAATAACTGAGGCGGCACAATATATGTGTCCTTTGAGTAATGGTCAGTATATAACTAGCCGGGCAATTAACCAAAGCACAACTGGCGATACCATGTTTGTCTTACATGACACTAATTTTAAGCCGATTAGCAAGATGATCGTTTCGCATGGCGGGCATGGTTCGAGCTTCTCGATTGAAGAAGTAGATGGGGCTATTTACATTTGGTCAGCAACTAAGCCTAATTTAAACGTTAACGAATATGCGGTTAGTCGCATACCCTACCTTGCTAATACGACCCTAGACAATGATGATAATCGCATTATGCGTTTTTGCACTGTCGATCGTTATATAAGAGTCAGCGTTGATTTCAAACATGGGTACGTACTGTGTGGCTACGTGAATGGTAAACATGATGTGCTACGACTCGATGAGGTTAAACAAGGTAATTATGATGTGCTATATAGTTTTGATGTTGCCAACTATGGGTTTGACGAGAACAAACAAACCTACCAATCACAAGGCATTGACTTTCCATATGTGTACTTTCACTCGGGTGGTTACAACATGAAAGACCCTCGTATGGTGTACGCAGTTAATGTTGTCCATGGCGGGCAAGAATTTGCTTCTAACTATTTACTAGATATGAATTTAGGGTTAACCGATGATGTTATTGAACCTGAAACGTGCAACATTATCTATAGTCAGACTAACCAGCCGGAGTTATTGGCTACTTTCAATTGTCAGTATCAAGGTGCTTCTTTAGAACGTGTCTTTGCAATACCAATTAAAGAACGTTTGCCAATGACTAAGAAAGGAGATGAATTAAATGGCTGAATCTAATGCAACTCAAGTCATCTTAACCGATGATGGCATTAAGATTATCAATGCTCAAAATACGGCTGATAATGCGGCTAGCCAAGCAGGAAATGCTGATAGCGCTGCTTTAATTGCACAGTCTACAGCGAATGCCGCTAAATCAGCCGCAGATAGCAATTACAACTACGCCAATTCAGAAATAGCCGTCCAATCTAATGCTACTGCTAAGGCTCAAAGTACAGCTGACAATGCGTTTAGCCAAGCTCAGGCAGTTGGTAGCCAAGCTAGTGCTGGGATAAGCAACAACTCTACAGCTACTGCTAAGGCTCAAAGTACAGCTGATAATGCGTTTAGCCAAGCGACTACAGCAATAGATAATGGTAAAGTAACTAGTCAAGCAGTGACAGACCTAAAAGACGGTTCCAAGCTAACGATCGCTGACCTAGAAAATGGACTAGCCACTAAGGTTGCTAACTCAGACTATGCTAGTTACAAGGTTCAGACAGCTAGCCAGATAGCGCAGAAAGTTGGCAATGGTACTTTCTCAGCCTATCAAACGACTACCGCTGACTTAATAGCCCAAAAGGTGGCTACTAGTGATTTTTCAGCCTATCAAGCTACAACCGCTAAGTCGATTGATAGTAAGGTGTCGTCTAACGACTTTAATACGTACAAGACACAGACTGCTGACTTGATTGATGACAAGGTTTCTAGTTCACAATATAGCTCTGACAAGACACAAACGGCTAGTCAAATAGCGGATAGGGTAAGTAATAGTGCTTTTTCAACTTATCAAACACAAACTGCTAGTCAGATAGCCCAGAAAGTTGATAATGGCACCTTCTCAGCTTACCAAACAACTACTGCTGACTTGATAGCCCAAAAGGTGGCTACTAGTGACTTCTCAGCCTACCAAGCTACAACTGCTAAGGAAATATCTAGCAAGGTTGAGTCTAGTGACTTCAAAACTTATCAAACACAAACTGCTGACATGATTGCTAGCAAGGTTTCTAAGAAAGACGCCAATAACGTCAATTTGATACCATATTCAAGCCACTTTACTACCCCACTTACTGGTTGGACGTTAATGGACTGGGGGGCAACTGACCGGAAACTATTAGTGACTACGCATAATTTCTATCAGAACGGCACCGGGGCACTGCTTTATTTAAATACAGCTCAAAATGGTACTGCTGCCGCTGGCTCAAATCGTTTTCCATTATCACCAAATACAACTTATACGTTCCAATTTAAAGCTTTTGCATCTTCTAATGTTGTCGGTGCAAACGTCTATTTGTTAACTAGGACTTATGGGTCTACTAATGATTATGATATCGTTCACGGACTGTTTACGAATTTGGTAACTTCTCCGTCACATATTGACCAGTATACGGTTACTTTCACAACTGGAGCTAATGATAACGAAGGCTATATTCGAGTTGACAACATCGGGTCTAATAATAGCGCTTCTTCTGGTTTATTCTTTACAGAGCTAAAACTAGAACTTGGTGGTGTGGCCACACCTTACGTATATGGTGGTCAAGACTCTATGATTTCTCAAATGTCTGATGATATTAACCTTAGAGTTACTAAAGATGGCTTGATTGACCAGATTAATATTCAGGCCGGTAATACCCTAATATCATCTAGTGGTCAACTAACGCTAGCTGCTGACACGATTTACTTTGATACTAAGAAGCCAGTTATAATTCCTAGCGCCAATATCACGGGGACACTAAATGGTAAAACGATCCATGACGGTAATGTCATTAATGATGTTAATAATACTGCGAAGTTTTATCCAACAACAATATCTAGTGACGGTCATATCTATACGACGGGGTTTAATTCTGCTGATGCTATGCAAACAGATTTATCAACCGGGGCATTAACAACAAAATATCGTGCCATCAACACAACAAGCTCAAATAATCAATATGAAGCGTATGACACCACGTTACAGGCTGATCAAATTGCATTATTCGCAGGACATACAAATGGGAAAGACATGTCATTCACACAGTCGGTTACTGGTGGCAATCAAGATGGATATGTATTAATAAGCCCACTTAACGGTATGACACTGCATGGTGATAATCAACAAATCACCTTTAATGGTACTTCTGCTGATGTTACACCGAAGGGTATAATTATTACGCCCTACGGCAATATCAACCCTAATGGCACACAGAATATCTGGTATGTCGGTAATGGTCCAACTATGAAGACAGCCAGCTTTGGTATTGATGGCTCGGGTGCTAATAACATTCAATTTAATCGTTCTTTAGATATTGGCAACTTCAACATAAATACCTATCACACGATTACCAGTTCCGACAACCGCCCGATTCATTTTAACCGTGCCAATGGTAGCTCTGTTGATATATTCGCTGCTACGGTTAACTATACTAGCTTAGTTAAATCGTCCCTATTAAGCGTCAAGAAGGACGTTAAAAAGGCTGACACAGCTTATTGGGCGCAGCTAGTTAACTCAATTGATTTAGCCACTTATCAGTACAAAACAGACAATAATACCAGTCATTTGCGGCTGTCTAGCATTGTTGACGACGTTAATGTAACAAAACAGTGGCAATTGCCAGACGTATTTATTAGTCGTGATGAAAACGGCAAGCTAAGTGGGGTGGATGATAGTGTGCTTTTAAATGCCACCCTAGCCACGGTACAGGAACAACAGAAGCAAATTGACCAACTAAACGGTCACAACATGGAATTGGAAGCTAGACTAAACAAATTGGAGGCCAAATTAAATGGATAGCATTTTGATTACAAATTACAAACCAGATTACACGAACAACATTATGACCATTAGCGTTCAGATTAACACGCTGGGTATCAGTTCACAGGTCAGTATTACCATGGATGAATTTAACACTGCCATTGCTGGAGGTGCTGGTGGCATTGATAGCGTTAAGTTAAAAGTATTAAATACTCTGATTGATAGCCTGACTGCTTTAAAGCCAGTTACCACGACTACGACAACCACTACCACACAGGAGGCTTAAATTATGAATATCGATGCACAGGCCTTAATTAACAAGATGACGAGTAACTATGCCCAAGCAATTGCCGTTAAAGATCAGCAATTAGCGATGGCACAAGTTCAAATTGACCAGCTCAATGCCAAGTTGGCCGAGAAGGAGGCACCTAAAGATGGCGAAGACGCTTAGTTTTACCGATACTTCACCACAAACGGTTAAAATTGGCGATACCACCACTAGCTTTACGTTAATTTGTGGCGATGATAATGTGGCCACTGACTTAACTAATGTTACTTCAATTACCGTTAAACTGGGCAATACTAGTGGCTATCTTAAATCGGCCACAGTTGACCCGACTAGTTTAACTGACCCAACGACTGGACAAGTTACCGTTACCTTTAATGCTGACTTGATGACTAGTTTACCAGCTGGTAGCTATGCCATTGAAGTATGGGTGGTTGATAGTACCGGGACGTCAATCTACCCTAGTGATGGGTCAACTGGTTTTACCATTACTAATAACATTCAAAGTACCAATGGTAGCACGATTACCACGATTACTTTTGATGACTTTGTCAATAAATTTAATACTATTGCGGCCAACGCACTACCGGGAACAACTGACACTACTAACTTTCAGAAACGAAAAATTACTAACGATAACGGAAGTTATATTTTGAGCATTCCTAATGCAACTGGCGTTGATGTGACGAATAAATTACTTTCTTTACCAAGTGGTTTATACACCTGTTATATTCAGACCGGCGCAACAAACAACCCAAGTAACGATTCGCTAAGAGGGATTGTTTGGATTACTTCTGGTTATGGTGGTGGCATTTTTGGCACAAACACCACTGGCGGGTATAGCTCCTACCAATTGTTTATAGAGGGGACATCATTAACATGGAAGAAGCTAACCGCAACAGCAAACTAAATTAGGAGGTAGACAATTGAATAAACACAAGTTAAAGGCACTCATCTTAATGATGGGCGCCATTTTTATGGCCTTTTTAATGGTCAATGTTACCAGTCAGGCTTCAACTAGCCGGGAACAGGGGGTTGATTGGTCTAAGTATAACGGTAATAGTGGGACATTCGGCTATAGCACCGATAAGTTTGTATTCTCACAAGCAGGTGGCTTCTATGGTGGGACTAATATCCCTCAGACCACTTATGCCAGTCAAGTTAAATCGGCTCAACAGGCTGGTAAACGGGTACACACCTATTTGTGGGATGGTGTTGGTGGCAATATGACCAATGCCAAGGCGATGATGGCCTATTACTTGCCACGTGTTAGGACGCCCAAGGGCAGCATTGTGGCGTTGGACTATGAGGACGGTGCTTCTAATAGCGTGACAGCCAATACTAATGTCATTCTAGCTCAGATGAAGCTGATTAAAGACGCTGGCTATACGCCGATGCTGTATTCCGGTAAAGCTTACCTCAATTATCATGTTAATGTGAGCTTGATTTTGAAGGCATACGGTAGTTGTTTATGGGTACCTGAATATCCGGATTATCTGGTTAGAACTAGCCCTGATTATAACTACTTCCCATCAATGGACGGTGTGGCTATCTTTCAGTTTACTTCAATGTATAAAGCAGGCGGATTAGACGGCAATGTCGATTTAACAGGGATCACTAAATCAGGCTATACGACTGCTAGTAAGAAACAAGCTCAAACCAACGTTAAGCAGGCTCAGGCAGCTAAGAAGGCCAACTTTAAGGTCGTTAAATACAACCAGCGAGGGGTGTTCTATCCTAATCGGACACTAGCTGTTCGTTACACGGATTCAGATAAGGTAAGCCAAGTAGCCACCTATTACAAGGGTGAAAGTGTGACTTACAATGCGGTCATTATTGAACACGACTATGTATGGGCACGCTACACTCGTTCAAATGGCCTATACGCCTTCATCAAGTTAGGCGTCACTAATGGTCATGACTACGGGAAGCGAGTTACTGGTCAGCTGGTTAGTCATACGTATTACACAGTCAAGTCCGGTGACAGCTGGTGGACAATTGCACAACGCAACGGCCTGAGCATGACTACACTAGCTAGCCAGAATGGAAAGTCAATTTATACTACTATCTATCCTGGCCAGCGATTGGTGGTGCGGTAATGGCACAATACGACGATACAACCAAGTTATTAATGGATATTCAAAAGGATGTGGCCGCCACCAAAACAAAAGTTGAGAACATCGAAGAAAAATTGAATCAAGTTGACGATATTGGCGACAAAGCGGACAAGGCACTGGCCAAGTCCATCGAAGCTAGCCATCAAATTGACCGTGTGACAACCATTCAAAATTGGTTGATCGGTGTCTTGGTTAGTGGCGTGCTCGTCACGTTAGTTATTTACATCGCAGAAAAGTTCCTTTAGGAGGGAAAAACAATGACAAAATTTTTAAATGTAATTCAGGCAACACTCAAAGCTAACTACAAGAAGCCTGCTTATTGGGCCCAGATTATCGGGTCCGTGTTGATTATTGGCTTAGCTGTCGCAACGGTCTTCTTTGGTGTCAAGATTGACGCTAATGCAGTTGTATTAGTGATTACCGCCGTGGGGGCAATCCTAGCCTTTGTCGGGGTAATTACGGATAATTCTATTTTGGAAGATACCGGCAACACGATCAAGACCAAGTCGAGCACGTTAGCTTATACGGAACAAACGGTCGTGGAAGCTTTGGCGGAAGCTCAAGCTAAGATTGAAGCAGCTAACTCAGCGGCGGCTAGTCAAGCCGAAGCCCAAGCATCACAGGCAGTAGTGGCGGCTTACAGTCAAGCAGCTAGTGCGGCGGCAGTTGGTGACACGGCCACGGCTAGTTCAGCAGCCACTTTAGCGTCATCGCTAGCGGCTAATTTGGATACCAATGCGCAACCAAATGCCGAAACGACGTCAGAATCCGCCTCACAAGCAAGCTAAAAGTAGTATAATAATCGTGAACTGTTCTAGTCCCCCATGCTTCGGTGTGGGGGATCCTTTTATTAACAGAAACATACAAAAAGAACCAGCCAAGGCTGGTTCAAGGTTTAAATAAATAAAATGGGTGTTCTGCTCCCTAGGAATTAAGAAGGGAACAATAATGATTATACCTCAAAGTGGATAAATATCACAAGGAGTTATTAATATGTTTGTATAGACTACTTTCGGTATTGTAATATAAACTGACAAGCGTTATTATGTCCTTTGTCCTGTTATTAGTATCATGGCTTTCGAATTCCTCCAAGATTGTCAGCTAATGATGCCAGAGGTGATGAGGATAATCTTCTGCTTTGATGGGCGGAAGATTTTTTTATATTACTTACCCGTGTATTTGGTTAGTGCGATTTTAGTTTTAGCATAATTAGTTGTCAATATAGCTAATGAGACAACTACTAGGGTTTACAGAGTAGTAAGCAATAAGTATAATAATATCTGTCTCTAGATGATAGTTATAACTTGATTAATTCCCCTGCGCTTCGGCGTGGGGGATTTTTTATGTATTACCCGCCTAGGTGTAAGTGTGCTTTTTTGATTGATCCTAAAACCCTTATGGAATAAGGTGTCAAGGCACGTTTAAATATTTTTGGTGCACTTTTAAGTGCAAAAAATCAGCATAATTTAGTATTTTTTAGCAAGAGTGCACCAAAAAGTGCACCATTATATCTATTTATACAGCTTTAAAGCGATTATGAAAAACAAAAAACGCCGTCAACTCAACGATTGACGACGCTCAAAGTTGGTACAGATAATCAATTTAAGGAGAGTACAGGATTTGAACCTGCGCGCCGGTATTAGCCGGTTCGCCGGATTTCGAGTCCGGTGCATTACCACTCTGCCAACTCTCCAT